TTTCTCAAATTTAGGACAAAAAATAAAATCATTGCCAGGTATATCTTGGTTTTTTGATGATAGTGGAGAAAAGAAAACAACAACTGAAAGAGTATATTTTGAAGATACTCCTGTGGTAGATGGTACTCATAAAACAGGACTTGACTATGTCCCTTTTGACGGCTATATAGCTGAACTTCATAGGGGAGAAAGGGTACTAACTGCTGAAGAAAATAATGCTTATTCAAATGTAGAAAATAATAGTTTTTCAGATGTAAAGACTTCAACAAGTAGTAAAAATTCTAATAAATCTGATAGAAAAGTTATATTAAATCTTACTATAAATATGCCAACAACTCCAAAAGTTGAAACTGACTGGAATAGAGTAGGAGAAATAATAGCAGAGAAATTGGAAGATTTTATGCTACAAAACGAGATTGCAAAAGGAGATATATAGATGTTTTCAATAACAAATTTGATGAGTAAAGTAAGTAGTTTTTTAAGCAGTGCTAACTCATTGTCTAATCAAATTGATAATCGTATAAAAAAAACTCCACCTATTTTATTAGGAAATATCCAGCTTCAATTAGTTTCCGAAGTATCTGAAAGCTATTCTAATGATGTTCCAACAGTTCCAATAGATGATGGGACTCAAATAGCTGATAATATAACTCCCAACCCTTTGGAATTATCTTTTAAAGTTCAAATTGTTGGAGCTAATCATAAAGAAATTTTTGAAAAAGTTATAGAACTTAGAAATAAAAGAGAGCTTGTGGACTTATATATGGTTAAGTTATATAAAAATATGGCTATCACAAGTATAGAAAATACAATAACATCTTTATATTATACAGAGTTCACAATTACCTTAGTTGAAATAAAAATTGCTCATGTTTCTATGATACCAGCACCCAGCAAAAAGGCTAAACCTGCTGTAAGGAAAAAAACAAAAATAAAAACAACAGCAAAGGCAAAGAATAAAACTAGTGGGAAAAAGAACTGGGAAGGAGATTTACAAAGTGAGCATATAAGATTACCAGGAGCATAAGAATGAAAATAAATATAATGAAAGAATCAATTCCATATATAACTGATGTAACTATTGCAGGGACAACCTTTCAATTTGAATTTACATATAATTCTTATGATAAAAGGGTATATGTAACACTTTATGATATTGAGGATAATTTAATATATCCAAATGAGCCTATTTTATTTGGTATTCCACTTTGGTTTAATAAATTAGTTGATGAAAAAGGAAACTTTAATAAAAAATATCCACAAAAATATATTATTCCAAATACTTTGGATAGAAAAGCAGTAAAAATTGATTATGAAAATATAGATAAAATTGAACTTTTAGTGGAGGAATAATGGAATTTATAGCAAATAGACCTATTTTCCCAAGAAATTCATACCTTGTTATAAATGGAGTAAAAATAAATGATCATAATAATAATGGATTAAAGTTTGATGTTGAGGTAAAAAGTGGAGAAGAAGGGAAAGTAGGAGTAGGAACATTTAAAATATACAATTTAAGTCAAGACATAGAGGTAGGAAGTGAGATAGAGCTTTGGTTTGGTTATGAGTCTGATATTGGATATTATTCTAAGTATGAAGTTATTAAAAAGAAAAAAGCAAGAGATGGAGCTTCTTTTGTTCAAGAGCTAACTTGTTCAGAAAGAACTAAGAATAGCAGTAAAATAGTTTCTATTAGTTTAGATGGGAATGTAAGAATATCAGAAGCTATTAAAGAAATTACTAAGGAATTAGGTTTAAATCTTATTTCTATGGATCTAAATAAAGACAAAGTTTATACAAATGGTTTTACTTGTTATAGTCAAGGTTTTCAGGAGTTAAAAGAGTTAGTTGGAGATTCTGAAAGTAAAATGACATTAAAAGGTGATGATCTTTACATTTATACAGATAAGCAGAAAAATCAAGCTATTTATTTAACTTTTGAAAGTGGTTTGATACATAATCCTGAAGCTGTTGAAAAGCAAGAAAAGGAAACAAAAGTAAATAAAAAGTCAGATAATAAAAAAACTGATAGTAAAAAAGATGAAAAGTGGAGTAAGGAAAAGAAAAAGAAAACTGTAAAAGAAAGTAATAAATATGACTATACTGTTGAATGTTTCCCAATTCACTATATAAAAAAAGGAGACATTATATATGTTTCAAGTGATGATGTCAGTGGATTTATGCAAGTTGAAGAGGTAAATATTTCTTTAAATGATAGTTGGAATATGAAACTAGGAGTAAAAGTGATGAAAGATGATGGAAAACATAAGGATAATTCTAGTAAAAATACAAAAAATAAGAAATGGTAGATTTGTAGATGCTGAGCCTTTGTTTAGTCCAAATGGAGTTGCTTTACCTGTACTTCGTAATGTTCCAGTTGCCTTGTTTGGGGATAGTAAAGACCACATTGATTGGAATATCAAAGAAGGGGATATAATGCCGTATTTTATATTAACTTTTGATATTTCTTCATATATAAGTCAAGGCTCTCATGATGTTATGGATTCAAATAGAAGGAATAACTTAAATAATGGCTTTATTTTACCTTTCACAATTCCAAATGCTACTGAAAGTCTTGAATTTCCTTCTGATATTAGAATTATTGGAGATAGATTAGAGGAAGGAAATATTGATTTAAAAGGAAATTCTAGTCAAAAAGGAAATGTTGAAATAACTGGAGATACTACTCAAAAAGGAAATACAACACAAACTGGGAATATATCCTCAACTGGAACTGTTTCAGCAACAGAAGATGTTAAGGTTGGAGATAAGAGCTTAAAAAATCATAAGCATTCAGGAGTAGCAAAAGGAGATGACACAAGTGGAGGAGTAGTTTAATGAAAGCTATAAAAATGAATGATGGAGATATTAACTTTTCAACTATTTCAGGAATAGAAGAGTTTTGGCAAAGAGTAGTAAACTCCTTAAAAATATACTCAATAGAGTGCTTTTATGATGAAAATTTAGGACTTGATATAAGAATAATAAATGAACAAGATGTAGCTGAGTATAAACTTGAACATATTTGCAGAAAGTTACAAGAATGGTTTAGAAGTGAAATAGAGTCAGTTAGTTATCAAATAATTTCTGAGGAAGAAAGAACTTTAAAAGCAAAAATATATATAACTCATAAAGAACATAATGATATAGAAAAAGAGGTGATTATCAGTGGATAAATTTGAAACAAAAGGCTTTCAAGGACTTATGGAATTAGCACAAAAAGAGGCACAGAAAAAGGAAAACTTTGGGAGTAATTTCAATGTTGAGTCAACTGGTGATTATTACAAACTAGCAGCACCTTTTATATATCTTTGCTCTTACCTGGAAGACAAAATTATTTCAATAGCAAGGGGTTTAAATATATATAATGCACAAAATGAAGAACTAGATAATTTATTATATTTTTTCCCTAGACGGTTTGGAACAAAAGCCCTAATACATTGTAAAGTTACAGCAATAGGCTTTGTTGATGTAATACAAGGGGATATTATTATCCAAGCAGAGAATGGGACAAGATATGAAAATATAGAAAGGTTTGAGGTGGATTCTTCAAAGAGTAAGACAATACTATTTCAAAGCCTGTTCGATGGAGAGGAAGGAAACATTCAAATTAATAAAATTGAAAAAGTTATAAAAGCTCCAGCATCAATAGTTGATGTACAAAATGTTGAACCTGGAGAGGGTGGACTTTCTTCTGAAACTGATTATGAGTATTTAAAAAGATATTTAGCTGGAAATAGTAAAGGGGAATGGGCTTTATTACCTGTTTTAAATGCTATTAGAAAATTACCAGGAGTGAAAAGTGCTAATGGGATAAGAAATAATACAATGAACATTGACAGTTTTGGACTTTCTCCAAAAAGCATTTGGATAGTTGTAGATGGAGGAATAAAAGAAGAAATAGCACATGCTATTTATATGCACATTCATACACCTGATACAAGGGGAAGTGTTGTTGTAAATGTTCCAACATCTGTACCAAATCATTATGAAGTTATAAGATTTGATAGACCAACTCAAACAGAAATTGAATATAAATTGGATATAAAAAGCGCTGATGAATTGAAAATCAAAAATTTAATTGATGAGTATATTAATGAAGCTGGAATAGGTGCTTTACTATCAAATGGAACATTCTTATATGAGTATCTTTATAATAAAAACTATAAATATACAGATTTTGACTTAAAGTTTAGAAAAAAAAGTACTCTTATCTGGAATAATTCAATTCAATTAAACTTTAATGAAATACCAAAAAGTGCTGGGAGAATATCATGATTGATGAAGTTATAAAGGGTTTACCTTTGTATTTTCAAAAAGAAAATACAATAAAATTTTATAAAACTTTGAAGCCTGTTATTGAGTATATAGACAGTTTAATAGAATATTTAAAAAATCAAACATCATTATTAAAATGTTCAGGGATATTTTTAGATTTTATGGGTGAAAGATATGATGAAAAGAGAAGTGGTCGAGATGATGAAACTTATAGACAAGCATTAATTATTAAAAAAATGGCACTTGATGGATTACCCAATACAGAGTTTTTACTTTCACTTACCAGAGAACTTACTAATAAAGAAGTTACAAAATTAAAGACAAGACCATTACAAGAAGTAGCTAGTCAACTATTTAAAGTAAATATGGTCGATGATTTAGAGGTTATTAACAAAATGCCTGATTTAAATAAAGTTTGTGAAGCTGGAGCAAGAATGTATTGGGAACTTGAAATAATCAATAATAAAAGTAATAAATATTACTCATCAATAATTGAAAGTATGAAAAAAATAGAGATAAAAGCTGATTTTAAACTAGATCAAACTATGAGGATAAATTCAGAATTGAATATAGCTCAAGGGATAGGATTTACTAAGATAATTCAGATAGGAGGGACTACATAATGAGTTATTTTGAAGGCTTAAAGCTAACAAAAAAAGGGGAACAACTTCAAGCAAAAATAAATGGAAATTTATCTGAAACTTTAACTTTTACAAAAGCAAAGTTAGGAAGTGGTTCAATAACTTCAAATGATGAGATTAGATTCTTAACAGATGTAAAAGAAGAATGGGGAACAGCAAATGTTGCTAGTTGCAAAATACAAGGAGATGAAAAGAATATAGTAGCTATTGAACTCCAATTTTCAAATGCTGGACTAAGAGAAAATAAAATATTCAGAGAAATTGGACTTTATGCAAAAGGGAATGAAGAAGAAGAGATCCTTTATGCTTATGCCAATGCAGGAGATAAATATGACTATATCCCATTGATGAAGGACAGTCCTCATTCTTTTGTAATAGTAATTTATTTCAATATCACAAGTGGAACAAAGGTAGATGCTAACATTGATTTACACAGTTATATAACACTTCAAGAGTTTAATGAGGGAATGAGTAAAAAAGTAAATAAAACTGATTATGCTTCAAAAGAACAATATGGAATTGTTAAATATGGAACAGAAGCAGGAAAAGCATTAGAAGGCAATAAATTTACTCAGATGATAGGAAAAGATTATGGAGGAGTACTAAATGAAATAGGATTAAAAGAAGCAGGAAAAGCATACTGGGATAACAATACAAAAAAGCTATATATTTGTAAAAATAATAATAGTGATATATCTCCAAATATCAATAATTATATTCCATTTGATAATGGTTCAATTTTGGAGAGATTGGAAAATCTAAACAGTTTTGATGTTTTATATCAAAAAACTGATGATTTTGGAAACTGGAAAGATTTAACTATAAACTTAACAAAAGCAGCAAATGACTCAAAATATTCACATTACATAATTTACACTGGACAAGGTAATCAACTAACTAATTCTTTAGTAGTTCAGTCTTTAACGAATGTTGAATTCTTATTTGACACATATCAAGTTTCTAATATTTCGCGTGTTGGGACTGCTTATGCAAAATTTTTAAATGCTACAACCATAAAGCTTACAATGCTACAAGGTGTTGCATCTGGTGATGGAATAGTTAAAATCCTGGCTTTTAAAAAAGTTTAATTAATTATAGAAAACTTTGGTTGTAAAAATATTAAAGTCAGCTACATTTGAAACTATATTTCCATTTTTAATTGAAATTTTATGTGGCTGGTAGAAATACTTGCCTCTCTCATTTCCAATTGTATAAGTTAAAAAAGAACCATTTAAAGTTAGATTATTTCCTAAATTGTGTATAAAACCACTAGCTCCAACTCTAAAATTTGATTTTACTAGTAGATACCCTCCAACTATTAAATTGGTATCTGTTAAATAATTTATTACGATTGTAAAGTTAGAAGTATCTACTTCTATAACTTTGATTAGATTTTCCACTATTTTGAGAATGTATAATAAACCTATCAAAAAATAGGAGGTTTATCATGCAATTAAAAGTTTTAGAAAATTTGAAAAAGGAAAATGTGGAGATTTATTTAGAGTATTTAAATAGTTGTAAAAGTAGTAGCTGGGAAACTTGGGAAACTACATATAAGACTTACTGTAATAATTTTAAGTTATTCCTGGTATGGTTTCAAAACTCTTATAAAAATAGATTATTACTTAGTAAAGATACTTTACTAGAAATGCCAACTATAATGGAAAGTTATAGAAATTATTGTAGAGGATTAGGGAACAGTAAAAGAACTTTAATGAATAAAATTACAGCTATATCAACATTTTATGCTTGGTGTGTTCGTAGAAATAAAATCAAGTATCATCCCTTTGATAGCAAATTAGATAGACTTAGATTTACAGAAAAAGACAAGGTTAGAAGTAGTTATTTCTTAACAACAGAACAAATTTTAACTGTAAGACTCTACATGCAAGTAGAATCTAAAAAATATGATTTGCAAGATAGGATACTTTGGGAGCTATTTTTAGATAGTGCATGTAGGATATCAGCAATTCAAAATTTAAAAATAAGTCAATTAGACTTAGAAAATGGATATTTCAAAGATGTTAAAGAAAAAGAGGGTTATATAGTAAATGCTTTCTTTTTCCAAAAATGTAAAGATTTAATAAAAGAATGGGTACAGTACAGAGCAGAAAATGGGATAAATGTAGATTGGTTATTTATTACTAAGTATGGAAAAATCTATAAACAGATGACACAAGGAGCTATTAGAAACAGGATTAGAAAGCTAGGGAAAATAATAGGTATAGAAGATTTATATCCCCATACTTTAAGAAAGACAGCAATAAATTTAATTAATAATCTTGCTGGATTAGGATTAGCTTCTAGTTATGCTAATCATTCTAGCAGTGGTGTAACAAGTAAACATTATATTGCAAAAGCTAATCCAATAGAGATAAGAAATAGCATTATAAATGCAAGAAAAAAATTAGGTATTTTTTAATAAAAAAGTATAGAGATTTTTAAATTTATAAAGAATTTAAGGATTAATTTTGTGCTTTTGAGTTTATTTTTATAATTTTTCTTATATATAAAAAGTGAGAATTTTATATATAAGATACTCAAAATAGCATTTTTAATTATAAAAAACTGAATAAATTTAAAAATCTATACAGAATCTAATAGTCCACTTGAAATGGAATATAACAAAAACAGTATTAAAAATTTGAAAGGAGTAAATAATTATGAAAACAATAAATTTTTATAAAGGTACAGAATTAAAATATTCAGTATATTCAAATAGTTTAGAAGATGTTAAAAAGAATCCTCTTAGTTACTTTCCTGAATATACTGATGATATGGTTATAACAGATAAGAATTTTCAATATCCAATAGTTAAGAATCATGAGCTAATGGAAATGACAAAAGAAGAAAAAATAGAACAAGGGATAGAAACTCAACTAGAACCAGGGGAATTTATAAAAAATAAAAAACTTGTTAAAGTTCCTCAGCCAAGTAAATACCATTTTTGGAATAAAGAGACTAATAAATGGGATTTAGACCTAGAAGGGTTAAAACATATTACAAGAAGAAAATTTAGACAAGTTTTGCTGGATAAAATCTATGCTGATTTTAATTATAATGGAAAAATTTTCCAAATGGGAGAAGCTGATGAAATAAACTTTTTAAGAGTAAAATCAGCAATAGATATAGCAACAACAAGCAATGATCCAAAAGCAATAATAGAGGCTGTTAAGTTTCTAAAAGTTGAGGTTCCAGCAGGTTTTGAAGAAAAGATAAAAGCAATTATAAGAGATAAGACAACATTATCAGAAGTAATTCAAAATTTAAAAATTAACTGGAGATTAAAAGATAATTCAGTAGATTCCTTTACCTTTGGAGAAATTAATCATATTTATCTATTATGGATCCTAAGAGGAACAGCTGCACAAGAGGAGTATACAACAATAGCAACAAAAACAATGAAAGTAAAATCTTTGGAAGAATTGGAATCTATTGAATGGAAATAAAAGGGGTGATGTAAATGTTTAGTTTATCACAAACAAGTAAAAACATGATGGTAGGGGTTCATCCTGATCTAGTGAGATTTATGGAAGAACTAATAGGATTAAGTCCTCATGATTTCAAAATAACTTGTGGAATGAGAACAGCAGAGGAGCAAAATAAGCTATATCAATATGGTAGAACTATTCCAGGAACATGGCGAACAAATTGTGATGGATACAAAGTTCAATCAAATCATCAAGAAAAAATTGATGGGCTTGGTTATGCTATTGATATTGGTGTATTAGTTAAAGAAAAAACTAAAAAAATAGTAGTAGAAAATGGTAAAAAAGTGGAAAAAGAAGTGGAAAAAACAGTTTATAAAGCAGGACCACAAGACTTTCACTATTATAAAGATATCTATGAAACTGCAAAGAAACATGGGTTAATAGATAAATATAATATTGAATGGGGTGGAGAATGGAAAAAAGTAGATGCTGTACATTTCCAAATTAGAGGAGCAGGAAAAATACCTTACAAGGTAGTTTATAAAAAATAGGAGGATTAGAAAATGGTTAATCAAGTAATTGCATATTTAAAAGGATTTAGTCAAGAACAATGGCTATGGATAGCATTAGCAGGGGTAATTTTAGGATATATTGTTTATAATAGAAAGCAATATGTAAACTTATTTGATGCAGCAGTTATTGCTTCAGAAGAAAGTTTTAAACATGGAGACAATAAGAAGAAACTTAATGCCGCATTAAAGTTTGTTGAATATAGAACTGACAAATTACCATATCCAGTAAGAATATTAATTAGAAAATTTTTTAGTAGAGAAAGAATAAAAAAAGCAATAGAAAAGGCTCTTCAAAAATTTTCTGATACATTTGGTACAGGTAGAAAAATAGATATTGAGGAAAATGGAAATGATGAAGAGTAAATTAAAGTTGAAGAGAGAAAATAATATATTTAGTGTAGTTGTTGAAGACTACACTAGATATATAAAAGACTTTCCAATAGTAATTCCAGCAGGTTTCAGAACTGATGGTGCTAGTATTCCACTTGTACTTAGACCATTTTTTGAGAGATATGGAAAGAATACAGAGGCTGCTGTGGTACATGATTATTTATATTCTAAGTTCAATGATACAGGGATAAATAGGGAACTAGCTGATAAAATATTCTTATTTATCTTAAAAGAAAATGGAGTATCTTGGAGAGTTAGAAAAATGATGTATAAGGCTGTAAGAATGTGTGGAGAAGTCTTTTGGGAAAAGAAACTTAAAAATGAAGGCTATAAGAATCAGGCTATAATAGATAAAACAGAAGAAGCGAAACTGTATTATAGTGAATGGGAGAAAAAATTAGGAAAACTTTAGGAGATTAAAATGGGGAAGATGAATGGGTTATTTGAGCATTGGTTTATAAGAAGTACAATTGGTTTTATATTATATTTATTAGGAGGTTGGAGTAAATCATTAGAAATAATGATGACATTTATAATAGTTGATTATATAAGTGGATATTTAAAAAGTATCTATAAGAAAGAAATATCATCTAAAAAGGCTTTTAGAGGTATTATAAAAAAAGCATCTTGTATTTTAGCTGTTATAATAGGTGCTTCACTTGATAAATTAATAGAAGGAACTCCTATAAATGTTCCAATTAGCTTATTCAATATTCCCTTGTCTTTTAAAGAGTTAATAATATTTTCAGTAATAGGAAATGAGGGAATAAGTATAATTGAAAATTTGGGAGAGATGAATTTTCCATTTCCTTTGTTTATAAAGAAGTTCTTCAAGCAGTTAAAACAGCAAGATGAGACAGATAAAGATAATAAATAAGATAAAAATAAAAGGAGTATTCAAACTCCTTTTTTGTTTAGTTCAAAGATTTATTTTTTATTATTTTGTTTTGACATAAAATTATCATTTCATTTTGAAATTTTTATCATTTTGTTTTGCGTCTGACAATTATTTACTAAATCCTCTACAATTTTTCTATATATTCTTTTATTCTCTACTATCAAAGAAACAATATTTTTTTCTTCAAAATTTATTTTAAAATTAAAACCTTTGTATTGAAATATCATAGAACCACAAGCCTTTCATTTGTTTCTAAAAATATCTTTTTTAATTTTTCTATTAAAAACTTCCTAAATTTTCTGTATTCTTTTAAAGCACTATTTGTCACTGAAGGTAGGTCAAAAAATAATAACATCTTCATAAATCTATAACTCATCTTCAAAAAATCTCACTAATGATAAATCATTTGCACTTAAAGCATCAAAAATGCTTTTTGTATATATTTTTATTATATCTGATAAATAGTGATTTACATTATTTATTCTAAATCTTAAATTTAAAATATTTTGGAGTTTTCTTTTTTCGTCTTTTTCAAATTTTTGTGGATTTTCTTTATATGCTAATTCATCCACTATCACTCTAAATGGCTCCATTAAATCAGATGATAAATTATAATAATTAAATGTATCTTTATGGAATAAGCCTATTTGGGTTAAATAACCATTTGCTACTATTTCTTTATTAAAAGCTGATAGAAGAAGTTGATAACCATAATTCAAAAAAGCATTTAATGAATTTTCTTTATTTCTACTAAATTTATTTCCAAATAAAGCAGAAAAATATATTTTAGCTGAACAACCTTCTCTATTTGTATTATCATTATGTTCTATTTGAGAAATATATTCTTTTAATATCCTATATTCTTCTTTATTTAATTTTTTTAATAATTTCATTTGGTTTTCAATTTTTTCAGTCACAATTACAGTCCATAAACTTTCTTTTAAAAAATCTGTCCAAGCAATTTGCTCTCTTATCTTAGCACTACAATCATGCGAACCATAAAATGGTAAAAGCTCAAAATGAGGATTTGACTT